AAAAGCAAGAAAACTTCTAAAAGAAGCTGAGCAAATAGAACATCATTTACGGGAATATGGTCATTATTGTACCCAAGAAAGTAATAACGAAGATCGTATTAAGATAACAGAATTGCGAAAACAAGCTAATAAATTAACAAACAAATAATATGGAACAACCAAATATTGATATTAAAAAAACAACTCCCGTACTTACATCAACAGGTAATAGAATATGGAGTCAAGGATTTATCCTTAGAAAAGCCAGTAGATTTTTAACGGGCTTACCATCCGATAGTATAATTCCGATACCTATCTTTTACGATCAAGAAACTATGGAAGTAAACCGAGAAGGTTTAGGTAAAGAATACGATTTCTTATTTGAACAAGACAAAGAATAAATGACACCACAGGAATGGGTAAATCACTTTACGGTATATAAAACTCCTTGGGATAAATTTACTCCTGACGAGCAAAAAACCTATCTCCCTTTTATAATTAATATATGGTTAGCGCAAGATCCTAATTTAATTGAAATTGTAGATCAAGTTCAACGTCAACAGGTACCTAATAGAGATCATTATAATTTCTATCTTAAATTCTTACCTAAGAAACGTTTAAATTATCGATGGATTAAAGCGAAGAAAAAGATTTATGGTAAAGACGTTGTAGAACGTATAGCTGCGTTTTATTCCGAAGGTTATGCGCAGATTCTCGACAGTATACCATTATTATCTGAACAACAAATCATAAAAATATTAGAACAAACTGGTCTTAATAATAAGTCCATAAAACAACTCCTTAAATGAGCGATACAATAACTAAATTTGAAGACATAGAAGAAGCTAAATCATATTCTGGTTTAGGTCTTGAAGCAGAATATTTTCAAAATTCAACATATATGACAAAAAATATAGATGTAAAACCTACATTAAGTAAAGATAGTAAAACTATTTTTAGAGAAATATTAGATGATTTCCAATATTGGAATGAATCATGGAAACATTATTTAAATAATTCTGATATAGTGGAAAAACCAATTAATGCAGATGAACTTGCAGAAAATTTGGCTAAAAAATATGAAATAGAAGAATTATGAATTTATATGAAATACTAGGAATATTATTTATACATTGGTTTGCTGACTTTGTATTACAAACAGATAAACAAGCTAAAGGTAAAAGTAAAGAATGGATGCCTTTATTATCACACACGATTAATTACAGTGTTGTTTGGTTTGCTGTCTTATTTATATACTTCATGTTTGATCCTTCAGATAAAAATTTATATGCTTCTTTTTTATTCCCATTAATTACTTTTATTTGTCATACTATTACAGATTATATTACTAGTAGAGAAAACAGTAAATTATGGGAATCGGGAAAAGTACATAACTTCTTTGTTTGTATTGGTTTTGACCAATATTTGCATTATGTACAATTATTTTTAACTTATTGGTATTTAACTAAATAATGGAAGAAAACATACAATATTACCTTATTACTGAGCAAGAATATTTTGATAGAGATTGGATTAATATAAGAAAATTTGTATCAAGTAATAATAATTGGATTGATAATTCAAGAACACGATATAAAATTGAAGAGATAGATTTTGAAGAAAGTTAAAGATAAAAAAGTTATTCCACAAATTATCAAAGATGTTAAGGCAACAAAACCTCAAATTATAAATTGGAATACGGATAAGATTATATCTCATACTCAACTTACAAAATTTTCTAATTGTTCGTATTCTTGGATGTTAGAATATCGAGATAAAATAAAAATTCCCAACTTTAGTATTAATATGTTATTTGGGACTTCTCTTCATAATGTTATCCAACAGTATCTTGATGTTTATTATAATAAGAGTAAAGCTGGAGCAGATAGATTAGATATGGAGATGACGTTCAAGAATATGATGAAATCTCTTTATCTTGAACAATATACTAAAAATAATAGTAAACATTTCTCAACACCTGAAGAATTATCTGAATTTGCTCAAGACGGAGTAGAAATATTACGCTATTTTAAACGTAAAGTTTCAAATTACTTCTCTAAAACAGGTTGGCATTTAATTGGATGTGAGGTACCAATTTCTCATAATATTTTACCCAACGTTTTTTACAATGGTTCCCTCGATATTGTTTTATATCATGAACCTACAAATAAAATACAAATTATAGATTTAAAAACATCTACTCGTACTTGGTATGATAAACAAAAGAAAGATGAAAATAAGTTAGCTCAATTACTTCTGTATAAAAAATTATTCTCTGATCAATATAATTTCCCTATAGATAATATTGAGGTAAAATTTATAATTCTTAAACGTAAAATTAACACTGAATCTGATTTTGTTGAAAAACGTTTTCAAGAATTTATCCCTCCATCAAAATCTAATAAAATTAAAAATGCATATACTTTATTAATGAATTTTGCTAATAGTGTTTTTGATGAACATGGTAATATAAAAAATGATGGATATACCAAAAATATATCGTTAAATTCATGTAAATTTTGCATTTATAAAGATAGATATGATTTATGTTCACGAGGTACTCCATTTAAAAAACAAAATAATCCTTTCGAAATATATTAAATGAAAAGTAAAGCCTCTGAATAGAGGCTTAGAGAAGTAATATTTATATATGCCAATATATAATACATTACCATGATAAATATTACAACTCCCCAAGAACTTACAAGAATTTACCTAATTACTAATTGTTATGGAGACCCTAATAAAGTCTACATAGGTAAAGAAAAATCTGATAAAATAAGAAGTAGAAAAGGAGACCATAAAAATACTTATGGTAAGAATATTATTTTTACTTATATAGATGAAATTAATTCATTTAAATGTCATGAATGGTTACCTTTGGAAAAATATTGGATAGAACAATTTAAATGTTGGGGATTTGAAATAATGAATAAAAATCGTGGTGGTGGTGGAGTTGATTTTATGTCTGATGAATCTAAATTAAAACTAAGTAAACCTGTATTACAATATAGTAAAGAAGGAATTTTTATTAAAAAATGGAATAGTATATCTGAAGCTCATAGTTCCTTTGGTATTAAATGTGGATTTATAAGTGGATGTTGCAGAAAGAAATCAAAAACTGAATATGGTTATATATGGAGATATGAACATGAACCATTAGAATGTAATTATAAAATTTCCCCAAATAAAAATAGTAAAGCAATTTTACAATATAATAAAAATTTTGAATTCATTAAAGAATGGAATAATTCAATTGAACCATCTAAGTTTTATAATTATAAATCCCCCATTAATATAACAAATTGTTGTAATGGAAAAAGAAAAGTAGCCTATAACTTTATATGGAGATGGAAATTATAATAAAAGCTCCTGATCCATTTGAAATCTACTAATCCCTATATATATTTATATATACCAAATAATTGGTTAATATAAAATAAAAATATAATGGGAAAAAATGCATCAAGAACATTAACATCAGTTAAAGTTGAAAAAGAATTATTTGAAGAATTTAAAATCCAAACAATAAGATATAAATTCTCGTTACAGAAGTTAGTAGATCGAGGGATTTATTTATATCTTAATGATGAAGAATTTAGAAATAAATTACATAATACAAATAATCTCGAATATTAGATTTGGATACCAAATAAAGGTTTTGTATATTAAGTTATAATAATTAAAACTAATTTATGATAAAACAAGGTTATATAGAACCATCTAAACGTAAGAAAATATTATTTATTGCAGATGACTTTATGTTATTCTCTGGTATTTCAACTATGGCCAGAGAAATAATTGAAGGAACTAGTCATGTATATAATTGGGTTCAATTGGGGGTTGGTATTAACCATCCTTATGCTGGACAACGAATAGATATGTCCGAGAAAGTAAATACATCAACGGGTAATACAGATTCATCTGTTGTTATATATCCATATAATAGTTATGGAGATCCTCAAATATTGAGGCGTCTTATAAAAATGGAACAACCTGATGCATTAATGATTTTTACAGATCCACGTCAATATCAATGGTTATTTGATATTGAAAATGAAGTACGTAAACAAATTCCTATTATATATTATAATATTTGGGATGAGTTACCAGCGTGTCTCTGGAATTTGTCTGCTTATTCAAGTTGTGATGCTTTGTTTGGTATTTCTAAACAAACTGTTAACATAAATAAAATGGTATTAGATCATGGAAACGTCCCATACAAAGAAATATAATAAATTATGAATCCTATATTAATAAAATTTTGCCCCCATGGAATTAATGAAAACAAATTTTTCCCCATTAATAATCCAGAATTAATATCTTCTACTAAAAAAGATTATTTTCAAGGTAAAGAACCAAAATTTGTAGCTTTATTTAATTCCCGAAATATTCGCAGAAAATGCCCATCAGATCTTATGGCGGCTTGGAAATTATTTCAAGATAAATTAACTCCTGAACAACAACAAGATACTGCATTATTATTTCATACTGATCCTATTGATCCTAATGGTACTGATTTATTTGCTGTAAGAGAAGCATTATTTGGTAAAATTTCTAATGTGTATTTTACAAATAGAAAAATGGAAACTGAAGGTATGAACCTATTATATAATATAGCTAATGTAACTATATTACCTTCTTCAAATGAAGGTTGGGGATTATCTCTTACAGAATCTCTTATGGCAGGTACTATGATAATAGCTAATGTAACTGGAGGAATGCAAGACCAGATGAGGTTTGAGGATAGTGAAGGTGAATGGATAGATTTTACAGAACAATTTCCATCAAATCATTTTGGTACATATAAAAAATGTGGTAATTGGGCTTTACCTGTATTCCCATCAAATTTATCATTACTAGGTTCCGTACAAACTCCATATATTTGGGATTCTCATCTTGATTTCCGCGATTTAGCCGTTGCTATTGAAGAAGTTTATAATATGACACCCCAAGAACTTAAAGAACGTGGTAAAGAAGGACGTGAATGGGTAATTAGTAAAGAAAGTATGATGTCCGCAAGAATGATGTGTCAAAATATGATTGAAGGTATTAATGAAACTTTGAGGAAATTTAAACCTAAAGAATCGTTTAAAATACACAAAATTGAAGAGTTACCAGAAAATAAAATTAATCACCCATTAGTATATTAATGAAAGTAAATAATCCAACAATTAAGGCTAAGCGTGATGTTTTTTATAAGGAAATAGAAAAGAAGAAATTACAAAAAATATATACTAAAGAACTTATAGAATCCACCATTATCCCCGATAACGAGAGGAAAAATTTTTGGAATGAAGAAAAATGTGGTAAGATATATGAAAAATTAACAAAAAGAAAAAGATGAATAAACCATTAATGCTTATATATTCTCCAATTGATGTAACTGGAGGATACCCAGCGCAAGGCAGGCAATTATGCAAAAATTTAATTGAACTATATAAAGAGAAATACAATATAAAAATAGCTGCCTGTAGTTGGGGGGGATTGCCTGAAGGTTTTATACAAGATAACCATAATGAGTGGGGATTTTTGGAAGAGTATATACTTAAAGAAAATTTAACTAAACAACCCGAAGTTTATATACATCATGGTATCCCAAATGAATTCAATAAGGTAGGTAATTATTCTATATTATTTACTGCAGGTATCGAAACCACAATATGTTCTGCATTATGGCTTGAAGGAATAAATAAGGCCGATTTAGTTATAGTTCCTTCCCAACATGCCAAAAACGTATTTATGAATACTGTTTATGATAAACAGGATAATAATACAAAACAAATTATAGGTAAACTTAAATGTGAAACTAAAATCGAAGTAATTCCTGAAGGAGTAAATATAGATATATTTAAATATATTCCCATATTATCTCAAGAAAGTGAGATAAAAACTAAATTAGACGAAATTCCAGAACAATTTTGTTATTTATTTTTTGGAAGTTGGTTAAGTGGTGAACCAACAGAAGATCGTAAAAATGTTGGTGGTTTAATTAAAGTATTTTTAGAGACATTTAAAAATAAAAAACATAAACCTGCTCTTATACTTAAAACCTCTATTGGTTCGTGTTCTATTCCAAATAAAGAAAAATTACTAAATAAAATAGACCAAATTCGCCAAACAGTCAATTCCAAAGATTTACCTAATATTTACTTATTTCATGGTGAGATATCTGAAGTTGAGGTAAATGAATTATATAACCATCCTAAAGTTAAAGCTATGGTTTCTTTAACTAGAGGAGAGGGTTATGGAAAACCTTTAATCGAATTTACTCAATCCAAAAAACCACTAATAGTATCAGGTTGGTCGGGTCATCTTGATTATTGTAATCCAGAATTCACAACCCTTTTACCCGGAGCGTTAACCCCAATACATCCAAGTGCACAAGTTAAAGATATGCTTATTGAAGGCTCTTCCTGGTTTAGTGTTGATTTAGGACATGCTGGTGGTGTATTAAAAGATTGTTTTGAGAATTATCCTAAATATCAAACACAAGGTAAACGATTAGGTTTCTATTGTAAAGAAAATTTTAACCAAGAAAAAGTAAAAGAAAAATTATATAACGTTTTGGAATCTAATATTCAACTTCCATACTCAATAAAACTCCCCTCACTCAAATTAGTAAAGTAATGCCTTATATACCAACACCACTTGACGTTTGGACTAGAAAATATTGTAAAGCCACTAATAAAAAAGATAAAAAATATTGGTTAAAAATAATAAATAAATATAAAAATGAAAGACTCAATAGGATTCTCTCCATTAACTAAACAACCTGAAAGTTGTTATATTACTCCCCTCAACGAAACCGCCAATGCATATGATGATCTTATTTTAGGATTCTCAACCAACGATTATATGGTTGAAGGTGAATTCGACTTCGAGGCGTATGAAGAAGCATTACCTGAATTATACAAATCAATTAAAAAAGTTGATGAACAAAATAGAGTTTGGTATCCAACTACAATTGTTAAAGATGAAGGTGTAGTATTTGTCGTAGGTACAAATAAAGAAGATTGGAGTTGGGCTTCAATTAAAAATATCCCAGTATCTGAGGAAGAAAAAGAACGATTTAAAAATCCACAAACTGGTGAATACCTTAAATTTAAAAGTGATCCTAAATCATTAACACGATTTGGACAAAACGGATTCATCGACGCATTAGACAGTCTTGGTATATTAAAGTAAATTTGGATTTTAAATTTAAAATTCGTATATTTACATAAATAAAAAATTATGAAACTCACTTACGCAATAACTGTATCTAGCGAAGAACGTGAATTTAGAAAATTATACGAGACACTTCGAATAAATAAACATTCCGAAGATAACATAATCGTATTATTAGATATGAATAAGTATGTTGAGTCTCTTAATATGTTTTTGGATATACTAGATTTGAATGGTGATATAACTTTAATTCGTGATAATTTTCAAGGTAATTTCGCTGATTGGAAAAATAAACTTGTCGATCATCCATTATGTCAAGATTTCGTTATATTCTTAGATGCAGATGAATTATTACCACCACAACTTATCGATGATTTACCTCAGATAATTGAATTAAATCCCGAAGTTAATATACTTGGTTTTCCCCGTAGTAATTTTGTAAAAGGTATCACCCAAGAAGATATACAACGTTGGGGATGGAGAATTGATGAACAACAACGTCTGAATTATCCTGATATCCAACTTCGCGGACTCCGTACTGGTAAAGGTATTAGATGGGTTGGCTCAGTACATGAAACATTGAAAGGTGAAGGCATAACTACAGTATTACCTCTTGAACCGCAATATTCTATACTACATTCTAAAACAATTGAGAAACAGAGGGCCCAAAATTTAAGTTACGAAACAGGAAAATATAACTAATTTATGAAAATTAATAACCCAAATCGTTTTAATAAATTATTTGTGGATTATTCTAAACCTAAAGAATCTGGTCATAATGGAACATATCAACATCATAGATTTATTAACATTTATGGTTTTAAAATTAATGTTTCTATAGATATGTACGATAAAAAAGGTTCTATAGCTAAATTAATACAAGCAGAAAAATCACCATATTTCAAAAAGTGGATAACTATATAAAATAAGTTATGGAAAAATATAAATATAGAGTAGTCGAAAATAAAACAGCATGTATAATTAGTGATATAGGATTTACTATATTTCTATCATCATTTATAATTATGTGGATATGTTTGATATTATCTATTTCCATTAATAGAGACTTAGTTCTTTATGGATTAGTAATATTTTTGTTATCATTACCTTTATCAGGTGTTTTTATAGGTATATCAACTATTTTTAGTACAAGAGATAGAGATACCAAGTTATTTCTAAATGAAATAAGACAAGAATTGAAACAAGCAAAAACCATAGATAGTTTAAATATTATTCAAGAAAAACTTGAGAAAGAAGCAATCGATAAAAATAATATGATTAGAATATCTTTTCCATTATCGGTTAAAGAAATATTAAAAGAAATAGAATATAAACTTGAAATACTTAAATCCTTAGATGTCACAACTATATAACCAAATCCACGATCCATCTAATTTTATACATCCTACAGCTATTATAGAAGCTGATGTTAAAATTGGTAAAAATAACTATTTCGGACCATACTGTTATATTAAAAACGGTACTACGATAGCAGATGATAATATTTTTGAAGCTTTTGTGTCTGTAAATACACCTGATGAACATAGAGATTATTTTGATGGTTCAAGTAAATTTGGTGTGATTATAGGGCATAATAATATATTTAGAGAATATGTTACTATAAATGGAGGTACAAATAGAAATACTCAAGTTGATAATAATGTAACTATGTTACGTGGTTCACATCTGGGACATGATTGTATAGTTGAAGATAAGGTTACATTATCATGTAATGTTTTGGTTGGAGGTGAAAGTTATATTATGGAAGGTGTAAATTGTGGGTTAGGGGCAATAATCCATCAATATAGTGTATTAGGCTCGTTTAGTATGTTAGGAATGGGAACAATTATAACTAAATCATCTGTAATTAAACCAGGTGAAATTCATATTGGTAGCCCAGCACGATTTTTACATTTAAATAAAATTGGCTTAGAACGTAATAAAATTACAGGTGAACAATTATTTGATGAAGAAACAAGATATTTTAATTTGTGTAAAAAACAAATATAAATAATTAATATATAATGTGAATTTTTTAAAATATAAAATAATATGAAAAATATATATGATGTAACAAATGAATTTGAAAAACAATTAGGGAATTATACAGGATCCCCATATGTAATTACTGTTGATAATCAATCAAACGCTTTATTTTTATCCCTAATATATGAGAATATTAAAAACCAAGAAATAATTATACCATCTAGGACTTACCCTTCAGTGCCTTGTGAAATAATTCATGCTGGGGGTAAAGTAAAATTTAAACCTGTTGAAGGAAAAACATTAAAGGGGGCATATCAATTAGAACCCACTAATGTCTGGGATGCCTCTTTATCTTTTACATATAATATGTATAAACCAGGTACTTATATGTGTATTTCATTTACTGGTCCTTATAAACATTTTAAACTATCTAAAGGAGGTGCTATTTTAACAGATAATTATGATGCATATTTGTGGTTTAAAAGAGCAAGATATTCAGGAAGGAGAGAATGTTCATACCACGATGATAATTTAGATATGTTGGGATGGAATTTTTATATGATGCCAGAATTAGCAGCAAGAGGGTTATTATTAATGAATCAATTTTATAATACAGATGGTACTCCAAAAACAAATGAAGATTTAGAATTACCATACCCAGATTTATCTAAATTTCCTATATATACTAAAAATAATACATAATGGAAAAAGTATTAATAGGTTCTGGTGGTTTTGCTAGAGAGATTAAAGCCCATATGGGGGATTTTTCAATAAAATGTTTTGTGGATAATGAATATTGGATAGAAAATAATGAAAATATTTTTCCTTTGTCTAAATTTAATCCAAATATCTATGAAGTTATAATAGCTATTGGGAACCCCAAAGATAGATTTAATATGGTACAAAAATTACCAAAAAATACTAAATACTTCACATTTATACACCCAACAGTTCAAATATTGGGGGATGATATAAATATTGGAGAAGGTAGTATTATATGTGCTGGTTGTATTTTAACAACTAATACTAAAATTGGAAAACACACACACCTAAATCTATTAACAACCATTGGACATGATTGTGAGATTGGAGACTATTTTACTACAGCCCCAGGAACTAAAATATCAGGAAATTGTAATATTGGTGATAGAGTATATTTTGGCACCAACTCTTGTACTAAAGAAAAAACAAATATATGTGATGATGTTATAATAGGATTAAATTCTGGAGTAGTTAAAAATATAAATTTAGAAGGAACATATATTGGAACCCCATGTATAAAAATAAAATGAAAATAATAATATTATCCCCACCATATAGTTCAGATTCTGGAGGAATTACTGTTTTGCATAAATTATGTGATATATTAATTTCTATAGGATATAATGCTGGATTTTATGTTGAAAATGATTCATTTAATGTTAATTTTAAATACAAATCTAATAAATTTTATATTCATCAAATAGATAAAGAAAATGATATAGTAATATATCCTGAAATATATTTAGGAAATCCATTAGGTATAAAAAATGTGGTTAGATATATACTTCATACAGGCCATATATATGAAAACAGGATACAAACTTGGGGAGAAAATGATAATTGGTTATATTATTCTGAAAGGTTTTATGATGGTATTAAACCTAAAAATATATTAAATATAACAGATTCAAAATTAGACTATTTTATAGATTATAAAAATGAACGATTATATAAAGAATGTTTTACTTTTAGAAAACAACATAATAATAAGCATCTATTAAATATAATTCATAGTAAAGATGCAATAGAAATACCATTTAATTGTAGTGATGATTTTTTACTCAATATATTTAATAGATGCGAGAGGTTCTACTGTTATGATCAAGAATCTCATTTGAGTGTAATAGCTAGTTTATGTGGGTGTGATTCAATAATAGTTCCATTTGATCTCCCAAAAGAAAAAATTATCAATACTCAACCATCATTAAAATATGGTGTATCTTTTGGTTTAGATGGACTTAATAAATCAAGATATACAAGAGATAAATTAAGAGATTATTTATTAAATCAAGAAAAAGAACAATATAAAAAAACCAAAGAATATTTTTTTAAACTATTAGAAGAAATCCACCAAAAACTTTGAGATTCAAAAGAGATTACGTATGTTCGC